TTGCCAGCACAGAGCAATGTGAATCAAATACGTGCTTACTTGAAAGAATTAGAAATACAAACCGGTATGAAAACAGACTTTATCATGGTTGACTATTTAGACTTGGTCATGCCGGTATCGGCCAAGGTATCACCCAATGACCTGTTTGTCAAAGACAAGTATGTGTCGGAAGAACTGCGTAACTTGGCCAGAGAATTCAACATACTAATGATAACAGCGAGTCAGCTGAATAGATCGGCAGTGGAAGAAATTGAATTTGACCACAGTCATATTTCAGGTGGTATTTCGAAGATCAACACAGCCGACAACGTGTTTGGTATCTTTACAAGTCGTGCCATGCGTGAACGTGGTCGCTATCAAATTCAGCTGATGAAAACTCGTAGTTCCAGTGGAGTAGGTACCAAGGTAGACCTGGAGTTCAACATTGAAAGTCTGCGTATCACCGATCCAGGCGAAGAAGGTCAAGACAATTCGGGTGGTTACAAACCTGCAACAAACATTTTAAATCAAATCAAAACAACAACTACCTTGAGTCCTTCCTCACCACAGGCACGTGACGGATTTGATGTAGAACGCGACACAGCACCTCCACCCTCAGCTACAGTAGAAAGCACCAAGCTAAAACAGATGCTGGCAGGACTCAAGGCCAAATCTGAATGACACAAAATTTGCATTGCTCAATGATTCATGGTGGGCTACAAATTAATTTAAAGAATGATAGGAATCAAATTCTTATTAATCAGTGTTGTCTCAGAGATGACATGAAGCCGTCCTCGGGCATTGACAACGTCTGGCAAAACAAATCATTAATCCCTTTGCGAAATACAAATTTAGAAAATCAGTGGGCCAAAGGTTGTTGGCATTGTGAAGGCAATGAAGCAGCAGGATTAACCAGTTTTCGCACAGGAATGTTAGAAAAATTTGGCCATAAAACCAATCTCAGCGGCCCACAACGCCTTGACCTCATGTTTGATATCAGTTGTAACCTGGCCTGCAGAATGTGTGGACCAGATGCCAGTACCTTCTGGCAACGACACTTGACCGACAATCATATACCGTTTGACGCTCCGGGCCCTGATTCTCGAGTGGATGAAATGACGGCAATATTAAAAACACTTGATCTAAGCAATTTAGAAATGGTAGTTTTTTGTGGCGGTGAGACTCTATTGGGTCAGAGCTATTGGCGTGTGGCTGAGCTGTTGACCGAGCTAGTACCCAATTCGCAAGACCAGTTAACCGTTTGTTTTCAAACCAATGGAACTATGCCTATAGCAGAACGTTATTATCCAATCATTGAAAAGTGTCAGCTAGTAAAATTACATATCAGCCTAGATGGCACGGGTAACCGATTTGAATATCAACGATGGCCTGCCAAGTGGAATCAAGTTGCAGATAACATTTTAAATCTCAAAGAAACTTTACCGGTTAATGTTATGTTTTTGATCGAGGAAACTATGAACATATTTAATTTGTATTATCAGTCAGAATTAGAAGCATGGGTCAACGACAATTTTAGTACCAATCGTCTAGGGGACATAACAAATCATACTCGACATCTGGCCAAAAAAGAATTTGCTCTAGATAATTTAAGTCAGGCCTATGTTGATGCTATTGCACATACTCCGTTGGCAAATTTAATTGAGCCCGGGTGGCAAGAAAATTCTGATAATATCCGTACAATGATAGCAAAAATTCAGCTGTTTGATCAAATTAGAGGAGAAGATTGGCGTAAAACCTTTCCAGAAGTTGCTGAGTTTTACTCGAAGTTTCTCTAATCGAATCCATAAATATATCATAAACTGGAGCATATCTTGCAAAAGCGAGCCCGTAGTATACTTGACGAATTGGACACGTTGCTGGTACACAAAGATCGTGAGAATCTTGTGGAAAGCCGTGCCAGCCATGTCATTTTGGGTGCCATTAATCTAATCAACTACATTCGTGAAAACTACGAACCTGAACAGGCCGATGAATTAGAACGCAGATTACTCAACTCAATCCGCGGTCAAGATCCAGAAAAATTCAAACGTGGTGTCAGGAGAATTCGCGGTGAAAGTTAATGAAGTAACTTCGTGGGGCGACTACGCAATACTAAGACGCAAGGCCGTCCGAGCCAAACAAGAACGTGCCGCACAAGCACAGGCAGATGCTCTGGCACAAGCACAGGCAGGTCGCAATCAGGCTCTTGGACAATTCAAACCCAATCCAGCACGTGCCACAGAACCTGTTGCCGCTCCACAGACACCTGCTACTGCTCCACAGTCAACACCTAGCAAATTGGGTGCTGGTTGGGTTGACACATCGCTGGGAATCAGCATCAAGCCAGCAACACAAAAAGATCCCACTTTTGCCTACTATCAAAAAAAATATTATATACTATCAAATTCTGGTCAGTGGCTAACTGACAATAGAAGACCAATTCCTGATACCAAAGCGGCCTTGTTGAATCAAGCGTTAGAGCAACTATAATGCAACTTGAATTTCTTGACGAAATACTATTAGAAGTTGCCAGTGCCCCGGCTCGCACCCCACACCCCGAAGATGCCATATTTGACGGAACTGCACCGGCTGAACGCATGGTAGCCGCACTGGGTTACGTAATTACGAATCCTGGTACGCTGACAATCAAATGGGACGGTTTTCCGGCCCTAATATTTGGCCGAACTCCTGAAGGTAAATTGACGGTCATGGACAAGTACATGTTTGACAAACCACATGGACAAGTGACTTCACCCGAGGATTGGGTCCGATATGATCAAAATCGCGGTAAAGACCGTGGCAACCTGTATCAACAAATCAACAACATCTGGGCTGGCTTAGATCAAGCAGTAGGGCGTGTTCCTGGATACTTTTGGGGAGACCTGTTATGGTCATTGCCGCTAAAGCCAGTCAAAGGTAATTTTGTATTCAAACCCAATGTGGTTGAATATCATGTTCCTGTAAAAAGCAATATTGGACAACAGATAGCCGGCAAGATAGGCGGTATAGTGGTACACACATATCTGGCTGATCAGCAGGCCAGGCCACAGCCGTGGAACGGGCAAGGACTTAGATTTGATGCGCCAGTGGCAATTTTGACTCCCAATGCCAATATCAAATTTACACTCAATGATCCGGTGCAACTACACAAAAAAGCTGTCACAGCTCTGGCACAATATTCTACCGTGATAGATAAATTTTTATCTGGGCTCGATGACAAAGCTCGTGCAGCATTAAAACAATATGCAAACAAAAAGATCACCGGACAAACTACTGCAGACTTTGATGAATGGTTGTTGACAGCCAATGTCACACAAAAGTTGCGTAAATTTTTACTAGGCGATAACCAAGGCGGTTACCTGTATCGTAATAAAAAAGGACTGGCGGCCATATTTGCTGTGTGGAATGCCATATATCAGTTCAAAATCAACCTGACCGAGCAGTTAGAGCAACAGGTTCAAGGACTAGGGCAGTATGTAAATGGTCAACCTGCCGGCGAAGGATTTGTGTTCAGCACTCCCAACGGGCCCATAAAACTGGTACACAGAGGTGTTTTTAGCCAGGCTTTGTTTGCCAAAATGGGCTAAATATTTACATGCACAAAGTAGGCGCTTAGTGCGCTTTTTTTGTAAATAGCATAAATAAAAGTATGCAGAGATGCACATATATTAAGGAGATTTAAAAATGGCAATCCAAACACGTTATGCAGGTGATTCAAACGGTATCGTCAACGTTGACAATGGCGTTGGTTCACTAGGCAATATTATCGCAACAGGTTTAACAAAGAACCCAATCGCAATTCGCGTTGTTGCTGGTTCAGGTCAGTCTTTTGGTACAGGCGATTTGTCAACAGGTGGTTCTGTAGAAACAATTCTACGTGCTATCGCTCAAGACAGTACAATCACAATGTACCAAGTTGATGCATCAGCAATCAGTATTCTTTTAGAAGCAACTGGTGCCCAATCTGGCGAAGCAACATCTTCAACAAACGAAGGTGCTTACATCCAGACTACAAGCCAAATCGCTTCAGCATTGCAGACACGTATCCAAGGTCTAACAGCTAACATTGGTAACAGCACAGGTAATATCTGGGCTAACACAGCTACCGTAACAGGTAGTTTGAACTTCAAGTTGGCAGCAAGCTAATTTTTAGTTAAGCTAAAAAATAAAAGAACCGCTTTAACTGGCGGTTTTTTTATGGCTGATAAATACTTGTATCATGGCAACTGCGGGATTATATTTCTTTGAAGGTTTAAGTTTGGTAGACATTACTGCTACCGGAGTTATTCGTGGTAACGACAATGAACTCAAGAGAGATCAACAACGCAACTGGGAAACTGTGATACAATGCATCGGTCTCAGAACACAACCTCAGCTGATTGAGCGACCTGTGATGATTGAAAGTGAATTAGATCGGTTTGAATTTGGCGACTTTTATTCCGGAGTACATCGTGTGTGGCACTGGCTTTGGACCATTGAGGCCGATGGTGTGTATGATCTTGCTGGGAAGCCATTGGGTGGTCTACTAAAAGACTTTGAGCAGGTTCCAATTGTTACAGGACTAGAAGAAACAGCTCGTTTCATGCTACCTATCTTTTATCCTTATGGCACTATCAAAAATATCTACTTTAGACAAATAAACCCCAATGGGTCATAAATATTAGTTGATGCTACGGCACCATTAAGGCTCACTATTACGGCACAGACAGGCTCATCAAAAATGCATCGCTTACTAGGAAAAGCGGGTTATGTCATCTACCGATATTGAAAAGAAAAGCCTTGAGGCGCATGTAGAGTTATGTGCTGAAAGGTATAGTAACTTGGAAAGTAAATTATCTAGTCTAGATAACCGCATGGACAAGCTGGAACTACATATTGTAGACATCAAAGACAGCTTGAGCAATGTAGGCAAAGACAGCAATAAAACACTAATCACCATTGGTACCAGTATACTAGGTGTGCTAATAGCGGGTATAATTACGCTGATAGCATCACACTTCAAATGAAAATTGTAGAATTAATCAACAACATTCAAGTTGCCTTAAATAACGAACAGGCAGATCTATTGGGACGTTTCCAACACGAACCTAACATATCAAAAAATACTCTCAGTGAGCGAGAACAGCTAATAGCTAATCAACTAACGCAACAGGACATACTCCTTCGTCGTAATGAAAATGGGCAAATCACCTACAAAAAGAAAATCCGCTAAAAAGACCGGCCCAACAATACCTAGAAATATTACCTACGCAACCACCGACTATATCAAGCAGTGGACCGAACGCGAACTAGGTAAAATGCAAATACAGGCCGCGGCTCCCTTGTGTATTCCTGTAAAAAACGGATATCGAGTTGGGCTTTATCATCTGACGGTTAACCCTAACAAAACCTGCGATGTACTTGACCCTAACCAGGAGTTTGTACATCGCTTCGAAAGCAAGATCTCAGCAATACTTTACGCAATTTACATGACCAAGCGCCAGTATTGGCGCTCAGATGAAATCCTCTACTGGGATCAAGAAATAAATAAAAACTATACAGACCTTGCAAGTTTGCGCTACACCATAGACCAAGCGCAAAAACGTAAAGATTATGTGACTGTGGATACCAGAATGCCCAGGTTGGAAATAGCAGAAACCCGACTAAATCTGGCTCGAGAACACATATTGAAAATACACAAAACGGCTAAATACTACAAGATATGGGAATAAACAATCATGAGACTCTCTGAAATGCGTACCGAAGTAACACCACAAAAGATTAACAAAGTCATGGAAAGCCGCTTTGGTTTTAGCATCGACTACGATAATTTAACCTATGCCAAAGCACAGCGTTTGGCCAAGGCACTTGGAGAAAATATCCAAGCAATTAAAAAATCTTATGGTGCTCACACAGC